TCTGGAAAGCTCCAACCACATAAGCCTTTGCCTGCCAATTATGTTCAGGCGGATCGATGATGGAGATCCCTGTCTTGTAGTCGGCCATCACAGCTACGTCGGACGGCAAATGAAATTCGCTCCCGTCAGTTGCCACGATCAGGAATCTATCACAGGTTCCCCATGTCTCTGTCCCGTCTAGTTCGACATCGACTTGAATCTCGTTGTGTTCTTCCTTCACGGGCGGGAAGTTGCCCATGAAGTCTTGCTCCATCTCCACGATCTGGTCGTAGAGGTCTGTCTCCTTCTCGTTGTGGAGGGCTGACGAGTCGCGGACTTCCAACGCTTCGTGGATTCGCGTCCCCATTTCGGCTGCTGCGCTCGTCCCTTCCTTCCCCTCATACCCCGCACACGCGGCGACATACTTCAGGCTGGAGGGCGAGAACTCAGCGTGTCCTCTGGAACTATGGTCTGGCTGGTTCATGGAGTGTTTGTAGGTTGTTTATTTTAATGGAGATGGAGTCCATGACAACTTCTTCGATGGAGTCGTGGGAGATAACTACTTTTTGGAGGGCATCACTTTTGGCCCCATTACGGTGAATGCGCCCCAGCGTTTGTAAATAGTCTTTGGCAGAGAAGGACGGGCATATAATCGACACTCTCTGCCGTTCCCCTAATGTGTCATGGAGCGATATGCCTGTTCCGCCTGCGGCTATGTTAGCAACAAGAATGTGCTTCTCGTCGCGTTGAAATTTGTCAATGGCTTCCTGCCGTTCTTCGGAGGATTGCCCTCCTTGGATTCTATCGCAGTTCAAATTCTGGCATAGTGTTTGAATTGTGTCGGTGAAATTCACGAAGAGGACTACGCTCTTGCCTTCCAACACAAGGTCTTCAGCCATCTCGACTAGGTCGGGAACCTTGAGGGACTCAGCCAGCATTCGGGCGCGGAGAATGTTGGTTAGTATGTGCTCGCTGTCTTCCACCGTCCCCCACTCGATATAGTGGCGGATAATCTCAGGCGTAATCTCCGCTTCTTCATACGCAGCCTTTATTTTTTTCCCGTTGCTAAACGCAAGAGGTTCTATGATCACTCTGTTCTTTTTGAATGAGTCGGGGAAGTCCTTAACTGTCAGCATTTTCACATTCTTGCTATACATTTCCTCCTTCAGGAAGGGCAGGTAGTCTGAATCTGTCAGCTCCCATTTCCCCCATTCATTTTGATCACACCCATTTCGGAGCATCCATGAATACCAACTATGCAGGCCGTTCTCTGTTTTGTTCAAGGAATGCATTCCAAGCATGAACCCAAGACCACGCATCTCAGTCGGGTCTTCGGAGGCGGTGGCTGACATCCCATGCACTGAGTAACCCTGCTGTATTAAGGAGATTAGGAGTTGGGCATTCTGCGTGTAAGGCCCTTTGCATTTATGCACCTCATCTACCAAGACAAGAGTCCCTTTCGGCAATACCCACCGCATGAACTTCTTCCCCCTTTTGGACATGTGGGGTGTCTTCCCCGTCCGCAGCTTTTCATAGTTGAGAATGAAGAGGGGAGATAACCCTGTCTCCTCCATCTCTCGCCCCCATGAGGGGACCACCGACTTGGGGCATATGACCACTACAGGTCTGCCAAGAGTCAGGGCCATTTGGCATGCGACGACGGTTTTACCTATCCCTGTGTGGGATGTATCGCAGGTATTGTTTCCTGCTTCTTGTTGTTCGACAAAGAAGTCATGCGCTTCCTGCTGCTTGGGAAAAAGTGTTTTCATTAGTTAGTGCAGTGGGTTACTCAACATGGCGTGCATTAGAATCATCCCCAGATGGTATTTGGTTTTGTTAAACCCACGGTAGACCTTCTGCTGCTCGTGGGGGGTAATGATGATTATGTCGCCGTCAATTGCCTGCCCTATGCGGAACCCCAGCTCAAGGGCGGGTTCAATAGCCTTCCAGTAAAAGGAAGGTTTTTCCACGGCAGGAATAGCGTGGCGCTCAAAAAACTGTTCAACATGTTCTGGTTTAGTGAAGCGGGGCACGACGAGTGGCTTTACCACAGGGAGCTACAAGAGGCAACACAAATCAGTTTTTTTCCCCCTTAGCGCCCGTTACGGTAATAGTGCGCTATTAAAAATGCATCGACGAGGCCATCATGGGGAACCCTGCACCTCTTGTTCTTGAGCCAGTTCTCTGACGGCTCCAGATTCTGGGCCGTCTCTAAAGCTACTTGCTTGGTTTTTCCTTTGGGGATAAACCCAAGCATTTCGCGCTGCCATTTGTGGACACTGACCCGCGCCACTTCGTAATTTTTGCATTCGGCCATGCCCAGCAGCTTTCCGAACGAGATCGCCATTGAGCGCACCGCCTGCGAACTTTTCGCATGTGCCAACGGTTCTTCAATGGCTAGAACGAACGGCGTGTTTAAATCTGACAACCATTTGTGAATTTTGCAGATGTCAATCTCGCGCTTTTTGCTCTGCTGACGGCACGGCATCGCAATCCTGTCGATGAGACTCCCGTCGAATTGGGCAATCGCAACCAGCCCCCCGTCCAGCCCGTTATCGATCCCGACGATCAAGGGCCTCCAACCCACCCCGCATTGTCGATGCGGGATTTCATGCGCCCCACATAACGGTCAAGGATGGAGAGGGTGTTCTCCGAATCTGTTATGTGGTCTTCCATCGCTTCGGCACGGTCTTGGAGCCATGCCGCTAGGTCTCGGCATTCCTTCGCACACTGTTCACGTTTGCGCCTGTCTGCCTGATCAAGACCCATAATCATTCTTCCGGTTTCTCCTTGGTTTCCGCTTCTTCCCGCAAGAGGGCTTTGCAAAGGATGGCGTAGTTGACGATGTCATCACACGCATCCTCAACAGATTCATTAATCACGCGCAATTTACCATCAGACACAAACGAGCGAATCCGCATGATCTTGTCCTGCACACGGAGCAGGAGTCCAATCACAGGGTGCAGATTCAGGGACAGGGATGCCTTGAAGTTGGCCAGCGCATCCGTTGCTTCTGAGCCACCTGTGTAGTCCGAATTTTTCCGGCGCATGATCTCCCTCGCAGCTTCAGACGTTTCTTTATGGATGCGGAGGAGTTGTTTGGTATTCATCGTCTTGGGCGTAGTATGGGAATAGCCTCTGCTTTAATAAATAGACCATCCCCTTCGGCGGGAACTTCAAGAGTGTTTCCTTTTACTAGCATTTGAACAAAAGAAACCTCCTTCCAAGTAGAAGGAGTTACCCTAAAGAAGGAACCTTTGGCCATAACGACCCGATAGGTAAACCGATTTTCGCCCAAGTCCTTCCGGCGCAATACCAGAGGGTCTTCGATGGGCTGTCGCTGTTGGAACATTGAACATTAGGGTTTAAGGAAAGCGGGAGCTGACTTACCCTTAACATTCGTAGCTAGATAGTCAATTAAATTGGATGCTGCCTGCGGCGATATATTCCAACTGTGCGAAAGGATCGCGGCGGCAATCGGATGACTGTAGCAGGCTATCGGTGGCCCATTGGAGTGGCAGACTACTCCCACATATGCATCGGACAGTTCACTTAGAAGGGTCAGGGAAAGGTGCCCTTCCGTGTCCTCTGGACCGTTGAAAGCTAAACTGAATCTGTCACTCCACACTGCCATCGCTGTTCACATCGATTATGGTTTTACCCTTCATCTTGTCCAGCGAGCCGTCCCCCTTATCGGCCTTTGAGTTGTTGAGTATCGATATATCGATCTGCATACGGCTCCCGCCGCCCCCTGTCTTGGCATTCAAGCCAAGGTTCCGTCTGATAAGTTGATCTAGCTCCGACATCTCCCGAACAGTCTTTGGCCCCTTGATAGACCTCATGCCGTCTCGTAGTAGTTTGATGCCCGCTGCCGCAATGTAGTGCTGGTATTTATCAGCGGGCGAGTTCTGCGACTCTGCTATTTCCGCAAGGATTTTGTCCTCTTCCCTTGAGGCCGTGAGCTTCGCTTCGGTCGCTGCTTCCTGCGTCATCTCCTCCAGATGCACCTCAAGGTCTTCCTTGAGCCTATCCTTGTCTGCATCCTTGTCAGGTAATTTGAACCCTGCTTTCTTTGGTGGTAGGCCAAGATTGCGAAACCACCGACGAACGGTCCCTTGGTGGACCCCCAATCGTCTACCAATCGCGGCGTTTGTCATCCCCTCTGCATTCATCCGTAATGCCTCTTGGACGATTTCGTTGTTTCCTTCGTTCTTGTCCCCCATTCTGAAAACAGTAAAGTTGGCTCTGATTTAATCATGCCTCCCAACCCAAATAAACGCAAGCGCGTTCTTGAGCCGCGTATTGACGCAAAAACAAAAAAATTAGATGTGGGTGGGCTGCTGATCCCACCTACCAGTTTGCTGACGGCCTTGCTTTATGGGTTTGCACACCACCCGAAAGTGATTGCAAAGGAGTTCTACTTCTGGCGGCTGTGCGATGAACTATGGAACCACGAGGATCTGCCCGAACCCATGATGATTCGTCATCCTTGGGCGGAACAGATGGTTCGTGCAGCATTGAGGAACAAATACCTGTCGATTGGTGGGTCCGCTTCATCCGGCAAAAGCCATACGATGGCCGCATGGGGGATCATCAACTGGCTATCGCAACCCCGCGACACCCTTATCCTGATGACTTCGACCACCTTGCGTGAGGCGCGTAAACGTATTTGGGGGTCCGTCATGTCTCTATTGTCCGTGATTGAAGGGGCACCAATCAGGGTGCGGGATTCAATCGGTAATGCGGCTTATGTTGACGAGAAGGAAAATCTTATCGAAAGAGCTGGCCTTTCGCTTATTGCAGCGGAGAAATCTAAAACTCGTGAGGCAGTCGGTAAGTTTATCGGGATTAAGCAAAAGAGGGTCATATTGATTGGTGACGAGCTGGCTGAATTGTCGGAGGCAATCCTGAACGCGGGGCTTTCCAACTTGTCCAAAAACCCGTTCTTCCAGATGATTGGCATGTCCAACCCGAATAGCCGATTTGATGCCTTTGGGGTCTGGTCAGAGCCAGAGGGCGGGTGGGATTCTGTGGATATTCAGACCGCTGATGAGTGGGGGACCAAGT